GTAGAAGTTGCTGGCAATAAGACCGAGTACGTGTATGGTAATTTAACTCAGGTTGTAAAGGGTGAAGTTGCTGAGACTTATGAGAAGAGTCAAACCGTTCAGATTACAAACAATATTTCTGAAACAGTTGGTGGTAATCAAACAACGGCCGTTTCTGGTAATGTTGATATTGATGCAGCACGAATCGACTTGAACTAAGAAAAGGTTTATAAATAAAGCTATGAGTACAGAGATTCTATCAGATAAAAACACAGGTATTGCGAGAGCTCAAGTAGTTTCTCGTTCAAAGCCATACTCTGATTTAGACCTAAGATTTAAAGCACATCCTAACTTTGGTGATGTTGTGCCCGTAAAAGACATTGCTGCAATTAAGAATTCTATTCGTAATATTCTTTTAACTGATTATGGTGAAAGACCTTTTCAACCAGGATTGGGTAGTGGGATTACAGGTTTCTTGTTCGAACCAGTATCACCAGTTACCGTTGCTTTAATGAAACAAAATATCGTGAGAGCATTAAAGATTCATGAACCAAGAGCTCAGATTAGAGCATTAGAGATTCAAGATCGATCAGATGAAAATGCATGGTTCATATCATTAACAGTACAGTTACAGAACGTAAGCGAACTAGTCGACGTCGAACTATATCTAGAGAGAATTAGATAACATGGCAAATATTAAAAACGTTACCGAATTAGATTTTGATCAGATTAAAGACAATCTAAAAGCATTCTTATCAACACAAGATAAGTTTGCTGATTATGACTTTGATGGATCAAGTATTAATATTCTATTGGACGTGCTAGCATATAATACACAATACAATGCTATGTTGGCTCATATGAATGCTAATGAAGCCTTTCTAGATTCTGCTCAACGGCGATCTAATGTTGTTTCTCATGCAAAGTCATTGGGTTATATTCCATCTTCTGCACGTGCAGCAACAGCATATTTAAGAGTTTATATTAGAAGTGATAATACTGGCCCAGCACAAATTACAATGCCAAAGGGTACAGTCTTTACTGGTTTGATTGGTACTACTCAATATACATTTGTAACGAATCAATCATACACAGTAAATAAATCTGCTCTATTTGATTATACATTTAATGTCCAAGCAAAACAGGGTTCGATTAAAACAAATACTTTCCGTGTTGATGGCAATAACGTTCATCAGAAGTTTACAATTCCAGATACGATGGTTGATACATCTACGCTTTTAGTGCGTGTACGTCCATCAGTAGCATCAACCGTATATACAACATATACTCATTATGGTAATATTGTTAATTTAACAGCTGATAGTAAAATATACTTTGTACAAGAAAACGCAAACGGTGAATACGAGATTTTCTTTGGTGATGGTGTAATTGGATTTAGACCTGATGCTAGTAGCATTGTTGAAGTCGCATATGTTTCAACGGCTGGATCTGAAGGCAACGGTGCAAAGTCATTCTCAATTAACTCAACCGTGAATGGTTTAACAGTTACTTCAGTCACAAACTCAACTGGTTTTACTCGCACACAAGACGGTGCTGATAAAGAAGATATAGATTCAATTCGATTCAATGCACCACGTAGCTTTGCATCTCAGAATCGTGCTGTAACCGCAACCGACTATGCAACTATCTTAAAATCAGAATATGACTTTATTGAAGACGTAAGTATCTGGGGTGGTGAAATTAATGAGCCTCCTGTTTATGGTAAGGTTTATATTTCAATTAAACCATTTGCTAGCGAGTATCTTTCACAGGTTACAAAACAAACAATTAATAATTTTCTTTCAACAAGAAATATTGGATCCATTACAGCAGAAATTGTAGATCCTAATTATACATTCCTTACTGGTAATATTTTATTTAAGTATGATCCAAACTCAACAACTAGAACTCAATCACAATTGGAAGCTGCAGTACGTACAGCCGTTCTAGAATATAATGATAAGTATCTAGAAAAGTTTGATGGTGTATTACGTTTCTCTAAATTGTTAGAAGCAATTGATGACGTTGATCCTGGCATTCTAAACTCTTATGCTAGATTAACCATGCACAAACATTTAATGCCAATTCAAGGTGTGGTTACAGATTATAAACTACAATTCTGCGCCGGCATTTATATTACTGATAGTAATGAAGTCGTTATGTCTTCAAGTGAATTTACATATGGTGGATCTTCTAACGCTGTCTTTACTGACGTTGCGGATACTGCTGATTTACCTAACAGAACAATTAAGATTATTAACAATATTACAAAAGCTGTACTCTTAGAAAATGCTGGTAAGATTTATGTGAATGAAGGCAGAATTGAATTAACACAAATTAAATTTGATTCATCTACGATTGTAAAAATCTTTGTCGAACCTGAATCAAATGACATTGCTCCAAAGTTTAATCAACTAGTTTCTATTGAGAGCGACGATACACCTGGAATTACAGTTACTGGTGAGATTGACTTAATTGCTACATTGGGTGCAGTTGGTGCTGCTTCATACACAACATTCTCAAGACATAACTCATAATGACTAAACAATACGATATTGAGTCATCAAATATTGAGGGGTTAATCCCTCGACAATTAATTAACGACTCAGAAGCATTAATTGAATTTCTGAAAGAGTACTACCGTTATCTAAATCAAGATGGTAGTCCATCACAGATTATTAATAATATTATCGCAAATCGCGATTTAGACGCGGCCGTTGATTCATTTGTTGCTTTAATTCGTAAAGAACTTGGCCAAGCTATGGTCAATGATATTGTTGCTGACAAGATTAATCTTTATAAACATATTACACAGTTCTATAATTCGCGTGGTTCATTAGATTCATTTCGTATTTTATTTAGACTGTTGTTTAATACAGAGATTGATATTTCTCTGCCAAAAGAAAAGATTCTTGTCGCATCAGATGGTAGATGGGTTCAGCAAACTAGCTTCTTTATTGAAGTTACTGAAGGAGATATCTTTGCACTATATGCGCAGATTATTAACCTTACAAATCCGTATACTGGTGGTGTGACCACAGTTGAAATTGAAAGAATTCGTCAGGTTAATGAATCAAACGTATATGAAATTTATATTCGTAAATCAGTAGTCTTATCACAAATTTCTGTTGGTGATATAGTTAACTACCTAGGTGTTACCGGTACTGTAATCTCGTCACTTAATGATTATGAAATTATATACGGTGGAAGTGGATTTAAGGTCGGTCAATATGTTGACATTGTAGATCCATCAGTTGATCTAGCTGCAAAGATTAAAGTTACGCGAATATCAAGTACTGGTGCAATTACGAAACTTGAATTTATTCGATTCAATGGTGGTTACGCCGATACGCAACAATATATGATTGTTGCAACAGATAATATTGTAGGTGGTGTGGATCTAATAGCATCTACAGATCCGGATCAAGAACAAATCGATTTTCCTGATCGAGCAATTATTAAATTTACTTCAAGCGCAATTGCTCTTTATGCTGGATCGTATATTAATAATAAAGGTTTCTTGTCTGACGATATATATCTCCAAGATAACTTTTTCTATCAACCGTATTCGTATCAAATTAAGTCTGGACAATTATTTACAGCATATAAGAATATTCTGAATCAAACAGTGCACCCTGCTGGTATGATTGCGTTTGGTGCGTTTGAAATTAATAACGATTTTGATTTAAGTCGTCAACTCTCTAGTATTACGCGTTACTTCCAGAGTCGTTATTATGAAGAGGCAGTTGATACTAGTGATCAAGCCGTTATTACATTTGTTAAAGTTGTTAGTGAACTTATAACTACCGGTGATGCTCATATTGTGGGATATAACAAACCTACAAGTGATAGTGTTACATCAAGCGAATTTTTATCTTATGATTACACTAAATCTATTAGCGATAGTTTAGGATTTAATGATGAACCAATATTTGCTGTAGATAAATCTTTAACTGATGTTGTATATTCTCTAGAACTATTAACTTTTAATGTAAACAAGCAGCTATCAGATGATATAAATAGTATTGACTCTGGTACAATTGAACTTAATGACGAATCATATTCAATTGGCTATTTCGCCAGCGACTATGCAGTCGGCACATCTCAATTTAATTAGGAGAAACTCTTAAATGAAAACTAACGATTCCGTTAAAGCCACTGGCCAAGTATCAATTGATATTTTTGGTCCTAATGGTGAACTAAAAGAAAAAGCTTACATTCCAAACTTAGTGGTTGCTGTAGGCCGAGCTTACATTGCATCACGTATGAAAGATGACAGTTCAGCTGCTATGAGTCATATGGCTGTTGGTACTGGCACCGTAGCGGCTGATGCAGCTGATACCACTCTTGGTACAGAAGCAAATCGTCAGCTATTAACTAATACAGTTGTTGCTGATAATGTAGTAACATATACTGCTCAGTATGCAGCGGGTCAAGGCACTGGTGCTCTTACTGAAGCTGGTATCTTTAATGCATCTTCAGCTGGAACTATGTTATGCCGTACTGTGTTTGATGTTATCAATAAAGCAACAGACGATAGTATGACAATTACTTGGACCGTTACTCTTTCTTAATCTAACAAAGTGTGAATAAACAATGACGTCAGTAGTAAGACCAAACTTCCACCATACGATGGCTGAGTCCATCTATGAGAAGATTCAAAATAAAACAGCGATATATCACTACTATCTTGGTAGTGTTTTGCCATATATTAGCGAATCTACTGTTCCACGTCCATTCAACAACATTGATTACGAAAATAACTCACGTAACAATATTGTAGCGACAAAACAAATTCAACTTCAAGACGTATCATTTACGACACGTAGAATTGATTGGGCATCTGGCGTAACATACGATACTTATGATAGTGCATTTGAAGGTGACTTTCTTACATATGATTATTATGTCTTAACAGATGACTTTAACGTATACAAATGTTTATTTAATAATAACGGACAGCCATCTACTCAAAAACCAACAGGTGTTGACATTGATCCATTCTTAACCTCTGATGGTTACATATGGAAGTTCATGTATTATATTCCACTTGCATTGCGTAATAAGTTTCTATCAACATCGCAAATGCCGGTTACTAAAAAAGTAAAAAATCAATATTATTCCGAAGGTGTAATTACTGATTTTATTATTAACGATGGTGGAAGTGGCTACATAGCATCTGAAACAACTACTACTGTAACAGGTGATGGCACCGGTGCAGATATTGATATTGTAATTGAGGATGGCGAAGTTGTCGGCGTTGTAATTAACGATGGTGGTACAGGTTATACCGAAGCATATCTAAATATTCAAGATGGCGCTGCTGAACCAGGAACTGGTGCAAGCGTTACATTACTACTATCAGATCCCGGAACACTAGATACACTTCAAGCAGACGTTGAGTCTCTTACTGTTAATGGCGCGCTAAGTCATATTTTAGTTACAACTCCAAGTGCAGGTTATACAACAGCACCAACTGTAACAATTTCGGGTAATGGAACTGGCGCTACTGCAGTTGCTACGATCGATGTTACTGGTGCTGTAAATGGTATTACCATTACAAATGCTGGATCTGGTTATAGCTATGCTACGGTTACAATGCCGGCTCCATCAGCACCAGGAGCTTTGCCAGCAACAGCAAGAGTTATTGTTTCACCAAGCGGTGGTCATGGCTTTAACGCTCCACGCGAACTAATGGCTGACACTCTTTGTTTTTATATTTCTTTTGCAAATGAGTTTAACCAAGGTTTATTAGTTGAAAATAATCAATATAGACAATTTGGTATTATTAAAGACCTAGAATATTTTAATCAGATTAGAAAATATACCGGTGCATCAGCATCAGCATGCTATTTACTTGAAGGAACTATAAACCCAACTAATTTTGCGCCTGATGGTATTATTGCAACATCTGGTAGTACAA